CTTTAGTTCAGTTTATGGGTTCGAATCCATCAGGGCATCCACTAACAGTTGTTATTAATAGTTTTGTTAATTCTCTTTACTTGCGTTATTGCTGGTATGCTATAGCAAGAGAGAAAGGATGGTGGAAAGTTCCACTATTTACTTCAAAAGTTTCAGCAATGACATATGGAGATGATAATATCATGACTGTGGCAAAAGGATATGATGATTTTAATCACACTGCTATCGCTGCACAATTGGCTAAGGTGAGTATTAAATATACCATGGCCGACAAGGAGGCTGCATCTATACCTTTCATCAATCTGCAAGAAGCTTCATTTTTGAAGCATTATGCTGTTTGGGATGATGAACTAGAATTATATAGATCTCCTGTTGAGGAGGATTCGATCGCTAAGATGTTGCATACACATTTGAAATCCAAAGTTTTAACTATGGAACAATCAAGTGCTGAGGCTATTCAAAATGTAGCATTAAAATATTTCGAATTTGGCCGCGAGGTGTACACCAAACGAGTTGTTCAGTTGGAACAAGTCGCACATGATGCTGGAATTCAGGGTTATGTAGGACCGATCATGGATTATGATGATCGTGTCATTTGGTATCGCCAAAAGTTCGACCTTTAGGTCGAATTCATAGCCCGCCCTGGGGGCTTTATACCTTGGGCCACCGTAATTATACGTTGGATAAGCTAAAAATAGTTGTTTGTGTTTGTATAACGCATGCGTGTGAGGTTCTGCATTACCTTCTACCCATGGACAGCTACACAAATAGTCAATGATTTCCGTTATTTAGCGGAGGAGTGACTTCCATCAAAATAGCACTGTTATGTTGTCGATTAATGTGTCGCACATAATATTCATAAATTACATTACTATTACAATTCATACAATTAAAGAAGAGGAAGACAACCTCATATTAAATAACAACACTAATAATTACAAAAATTCATTACTAAAACGAAATAAAGCTTTAAGACAAAAATTAGATAAGAAGTATCGACATGTATGTCAGCTAGAAAAGCGTATTCATTATTTGGAAGCAAAAATATATTTCTCTCAATCTGGAGTTGTATCAGATTCCCAACCCTCTCCTGGATTGAAAGAAGAAGAGATGGCTACAGTATCCGACCAACAAATTACTGCTTTTGCAGATCAAGATGCTGGATGGACTACTAGTAAAGTCGGTGGATATGATTCAACAATGAATTTAGCAAACAATGGAAATAGTGCACTAGGAAATTTTTTGGAACGCCCTATTAGGCAATCAGCACAAACGTGGACAGTCGGTACACCATTTTACTATAAATTTAACCCTTGGGCATCTTTTTGTGAAAATGCGTTTGTCAGAGATAAGATCAAAAATTATGAATTACTCCGC